AGATATTCTTAATTCTATAGCCAGAGGTGTTCCACAGGCTGCTACAGGGTTTGTAGATCTAGCATCATTACCATTTACTGCAACAGGACTATTAGCCCCAGGGCAGGCCGTAGGATCAACTGAATATTTAACTCAAAGAGGACTGTTACCAAAACCATCTCAAAGTCTTTTGGGCCAAACTACAGAGGCCGTATCTAGCGCATTGTTTCCATTGACACCATCGGCTGCAAGAGCAGCACAGCAAGGAGTAGAAAGAATGACTCCAGCTATAAATGCTCAATACGAACAATTGCGTAGACCTTTTGCAAGACCTGTATTTAATACAGAAGTAGCAGTAACAGACCCAGCATTATTACAAAATGTAGATTTAAATAACGCTATAGGTATGGGATTATCTAGAGAGAGGCTTAATGCTGCTAGACAGGCCACAGGCAGCCAATATGCTCAAGCCCCAATGGGAGCTGCACAAGGAGCATGGCAAGGCAGTCAAGGATTTGAGGCAAACCCAGTATTTATGCAACAACTCCCAAGCGGTAGAGGCAATGTAAAAGATCAAGACTATATGAAATATATAGCCCAGACATCTGAAAATTTAACTCAAGATGCAAATGGTGTTGCACGATTTGTACCATTCCTAATGAACGATACTATTCGCTCAAATGCTGCAATGATTAAAAATGTAACCCCAGAGCAACTTAAAAAATTAGGTGAGTCTGGTCTTACAGATCAAATGGTAATAGCAGCAAGACCAGGAAACAAAGCATTGATTATGGGATTTAGTGATGAGGCTGGTCAAGTGCCACAGTTGTTGAAACAAATACAAGAGATAGTGCCAGATGTTAAATATGAAACTGGTATTTCTAAACAGGATGTAGACCGAATCTACATGGTAAGAAAGCCAGATGATTTTGGAACTCCTACCTATGCAGATTTCGGTGCTACCCCAAGACAGCCAGGATTGCTAGATTCTTTGGATGAAAGATTGAGGATGGCAGATTATTGATATTGGTTTATCCAGTACATTTTTCTGTTCATCTATAAAGCCATTAATAATTTTGGCTTTGCCCAAAGTTTCAACTAAGTTTTTAGACCCAATGTTATTTAATGTAGAAGGATTACATTCTACAAACTGATCTGCTGCAATATAGGCAATCTCGCAATACGATGCTGCTAGTTTTGTAGATTTATCTATAGGGTTTGCTCCAGTTTCCCAGTTTGTATAAGTAACTCTATGCACCCCCAGGAGTTCTGCTGCTTTCTCCTGGGTTATGTTTAGGCGAGATCGCCATTGTTTTATATTAAAAGTCATGCTGCTACTCCCTAGAAGAATAATCACGAAGGATGTTGTGGGTGGTATGGCCTGATGGAAGATAGTCTGGAGCATCTAGAGTAGGCAGCTTATCGGCATAGGCCAGCAATGGCTCATAAATGCCTAGAGCCTCTCTCCAGGTGTCTTGTTCAGAGTATCCCCTGCGTACACAGGAATAAACGCAGTCAGTACGATATAAAAGATGTTTCATGTATTTCTCCTTAAATATTTTTGGAATAAATAGAATAGGTATAGCCGTCTTTTTTAGCATTTAATTCGTCTGCTATCTGTTGGGCTTGGCTTTCAAAGTAATACAAAGTAGTTGAAATACCACATAGACCTTCAGCACTAATACATTTAATAAAATATGCGTTCATTTGTGTATCTCCTTAAGCGTAAGCTGTCCAAGTGGATTGTTCAAAAATCTTTTTACCTTCAATTACAGCAACAGGCTCAATTCTCCAAGCGTGGTGGTTGCTGCTTACTTTAATATGTGGGCCAGAAGTAGAGCTGTAATACTGAATTAGCTTTTTAAATGGTTTGCCTGTAAATTTGCCTGGAGCTGGAACGCAAACACCTTGTAAAGCACATCCATTACCTTCAGAAACTTGACCAATAGGGCTAACTGTTGCAGATTTACCAGAAACAGCAATTACCTCGTAAAAGTCAATGTTGGTTTGGTCGTAGCCCCAAGAAGATTTAAAAATGTCGCCTACTTTGACATCATGTTTAATAGAGGCTAATTCAGCCTTTTTATCTGCTTTATGCTTTGCCCTGCGGTTTACCCATTCAAAAGTTTTAGTAACTTCTGCTATGCGTTGTTCTGCACTTCTAAAGCGATATTGCCAAGTAGGTTTGATTGCACGACCTACAAAGCAAAGGCCACATATTGCTGGTGATTCTTTGTAGTAGATTTGGATACCTAAATCTTGGTCATCCCAAGATAATTCGTAACCTTCTGGGATATAGCGTTGGTCTTGAATGTTTTTCATTTGTAATACTCCTTAACTGTTTAGCCCCATTTATTGATCGCTAGGCAATTAGTAAATAAATCAGCGATGACTCCAATGTAGCATAAAACTACAATATTTGTAGAAGTATCGTAAATATATTTAAAGTGTTGTAGAATAGCTACACTATCAACCATCAACCCAAAGGGAATGGAATGGAAAACGCTATAGAAATAGATAATTTAGAGCAAGATAAATCAAACCGAGGTGGTTTACGAGCTGGAGCTGGTAGACCAAAGGGTGCTACTAACAAGATCCCTAGGGTAGCAAAAGAAAACATCATAAGAGCATTTGAGGACTTAGGTGGCATAGATGGCTTAGTAAATTGGGCTAAGTTAGATGCTAAAAATCAGGGTGAGTTCTACAAGATATACGGCAGACTGCTACCAATAGAGAATAATATCTCTGGTGCAGATGGTGAGCCATTACAGATGGTGGTTTCTTGGGAGAAGTAGAACAAGATGATGTAAAGCAAGTCATCATCCCCTACAAGCCTAGAGAGCCTCAGTTAAAACTACATGAGGTAGTAGATGCACATAGATTTACTGTTGGGGTCGCTCATCGTAGGATGGGTAAAACTGTGGCTGCACTTAATCACATTATCAAGTCAGCCCTTGAAAACGAACAAGAAGCACCTAGATACGCCTACATAGCACCAACATACGGACAGGCAAAGCGAGTAGCTTTCGACTATTTATGTAAGTACACAAGGCCACTAGGTGCATCAATTAATGTGGCAGAGTTACGAGTAGACTTTATGGGGCGCAGAATCCAGCTATACGGATCAGATAACCCAGACAGTTTGCGTGGTCAATATTTTGACATGGTAGTGCTAGACGAGATTGGCGATCAAAACCCTAAGATATGGAATGAGATCATTCGCCCAGCTCTTAGCGATAGAAACGGCAAATGCTTATTTATCGGTACGCCAAAGGGAAACAACCATTTTAAAGACCTAAGAGATCGAGCAGAGTTAAACGCTGATTGGGGTCTTGTAGAGTTTAAAGCAAGTGAAACAGGCATCATCTCAGAAGTAGAGCTAAAAGATGCTCGTGCAGAGATGGGTGATGATAAGTTCAACCAAGAGTACGAGTGTTCATTTAATGCTGCTGTAGAAGGTAGCTACTACGGAAAGCTCATTAACGACCTAGAAGAAAAGGGTCGGATGTGCGAGATTACTAGAGATGATCTGTGCAAAACATACTGCGCCTGGGACTTAGGGATTGGGGACTCAACTGCAATCTTTGTAATGCAGATAGCAGGACAAGAGTTCAGAGTGATGGATCATGTAGAGAATCATGGTCAAGGTCTGGATTGGTATGTAGAATGGCTAAAAGAAAACAACTGGCATAAGGCAGAGCAACTCCTTCCGCATGATGTGGAAGTAAGAGAGCTAGGCACAGGCAAGAGCAGGATAGAAGTGCTGAGAGAGGCTGGATTAGACTGCAAAGTTCTACCAAGGCTCGCAGTAGATGATGGCATTCAAGCAGTTAGAAGATTACTACCTAAGTGCTGGTTTAATGTGCCAAGGGTAAAACAGGGTTTAGATTGCCTACGAAACTATAGGCGAGAGTATGACGAAAAGCGTAATGTGTTCTATGACAAGCCATTGCACGACTGGGCATCGCACTCTAGCGACTCCTTTCGGTATTTGGCATTAGGCTTAGAGCAGACTACATCTTGGTCGCAACCGATTAAAATTAACACAAAGTGGATCGTATAAATGGATGAAGGCACACTAAAAGGCATACTCGATGCCGAGATAGATAACGCTATTGGCTTTATCGAGAGCGAAACTACAGATGATCGTAGGAAAGCCCTTGAATACTACAATCGTTACGAATACGGCAATGAGGTAGAAGGTCGTAGCCAGATCGTTACAGGCGAAGTAGCCGAGGTAGTAGATGGTGCGTTGCCACAATTACTGCGTATCTTTACACAGTCAGATGAGATTGTGCGCTTTGAGCCTAAAGGCCCAGGCGATGAGGAAAAAGCAAAGCAAGCCACAGAGTATGTCAATTGGGTAATGAGCCGAGATAATGATGGCGTATTGCTTATGCACAATTGGTTTAAGGATGCGCTCTTGCAAAAGAACGGAATCGTTAAGGTCTATTGGGATGAGAAGATTGATGTCAGCAAAGAGAAGTATCAAAATCTGACACAAGACGAAGT